TGCTATAATATTATTATAACAAAGGAGATAAATAAAAATGACAAACTTAAATATAAAAGCAGAAACACAAAGACAATTAGATGCTAGAGTTTTTCACACTAAAGTAGCTAAACAAGAAGTTCTTGATGCAATACAAAATAAATATAGAGCTGTTGTAAAAGAAAACGACCACCTTACAAAAAATCTTGATGGTATTAAAGTAACTTATAGAAAAGATTATGGCTATAAAATTAAGTCTGGTGATATTAGATGGAACTATACAGGGACTTGGTCTAAAGAAGAAGTTGTTAAAATTATAGAAAACAACAAAGAACACTATGCTGATGAGGAATATGAAATAGTTGAAGCTACCATTAAGAGATACAATGGAGTAGATGTTAACAACGATTTATACCCTAGTAAAGAAGCAGTTTATGTACCAGATTCTTTACATCAAGTATCAGAGAAAAAATTATGGACTTTAAAGTATAACAATGTAGATGTTGAGAAAGTTCTTAATCTTAAAAAATTAAGAGAAGAAGTAAAAGGCTTACCAATTAAGAAGTTAACTACTCAACAAAGAGCAGAAGCAAAAATTGCTGATATTTTTTCACCAGAAAATTATGAGACTTGGAAAGATATTATCAAAACTTTAAAAACTGATTTTGTTGATTATGATAAAAGATATGTTGATGGAGTGATTGAACATTATAAAAATAAATATGTAGCATTGCAAAATTTTAAAGAAAATAATAATAGTAATTCTTTTGCTACTTATGGTGCTTACATCAATAAGTTAGTTGAGATAGCAGGTGGTAAAACTTTATATAAAACTTTTGAATGGAGAACTTTAGAAGATGTTTTAGCAATTGCTAAAAAAGATGCAGAGGCTAAATTAAATGCTAGAAATAATAGTATAGCAACTAAACTTACTAAAGTTGGTATTACAGAAGTTTTAAAATCAACTGTTACTAGAAGCACAGATGGGTTTCATGGTTTCTATAAAGTTAATACTACTAACGGAATACAAACTGTTGAAATTGATACTATTATTGCAGGTGGTTACAACATTCAATGTATACATTATAGAACACTTGTAAAAGTAAAGGAGAGTGCTTAACAGCACTCTTCTCTAATAATGATAAAGGAGAAATAAATGAAAATTAAAGATTACACAATAACAATAAGAAATTTAAAATCTATTTTAGAAGATGAATTAAATGATAATGCAACACATCCTTACAAAAATTCTATTGATAGTTTTGAACGAGGAGTGTTAGCAGGAAGATTAGAATTAGCATATAATCTTTTACAGATAATTAAGCAAGGAGAAAATAATGAGTCGATATAAAGATTACCTTATGGAAAAAGAAGAAAAATTAGATATTGAGATTATTAAATTAAATGCCAAAATAAATTCTGCTCAATCTATCATTGATAGGTCTAATGATACTTGGGTTATAAGATATTGGGTTGGAGTTAGAGATAGTCTTACTGAAAGACAACAAGAATTAACTGACCAGAAAACTGGAATTAGTTATTGATATTCCCTAGATAATAGTTTAGGGTGGTTTAGTCATTCATTGTGACTTTCCTTTGTTGCACCTACTGGCAATATGTTGGTAGGTGCTTTTTAATATGAGGAGTTATGGAAAAGAATTTATGGCAGCAACTTAACACGATTCAGAAGCAGTTCGACAACTGGAATTTTTTTAGAATAGAAAGCACGACTATCAATGGAATCCCTGATGTTCACTGTTGTTGTAATGGAGTTAGTTTCTTCTTAGAATTGAAGGCGAACAATGATAAGAATTATGGCTTATCTAAATATCAAATTTTATGGCAACTAGATTATATGAAAGCTGGTGGTAAAGTGTTTAACTTAGTTTTCGCCCTCTCGCAGAGAGAGCTCAAACTTGTGAGATTAGTTCCTGATTTGTTCTGGTTTCGTTCTGATTCTGTTCCACACAAAGATAGGTACGAGGTTCTTGCTACAAAAAAATATAACCAGGATAATCTGCGTGAAATAATTAAATTGGTGATTGATTCGTTTTAGTTGGTTCGCATAACATACATTATGTTAAATTAGCTACTTTGTTCTCGGTTTGTACTCATGTGGTCGGTAAAGAAGGCTCATGGTAATTTTGCAACTGGTCAAGCATTTTTTTTATTTTTTTTAGGGTCGACAAAATTTATGTTACTGCATATGCGTGTATAGGTTGAGTTGAATACATATATATAAGAACTAAACATATCGATTTTTTTATGCTATAAAGTTGCTATGAGCAATGTTGAACATTTGACCACAGACAGACTTCGATTACAAGTAGAAAAATTACACATAGAACATATTAAGTTATGCCAAGATAATTTTTTGTATTTTGTTCAGGAGATGTGGCAAGATTTTATTTGTAGAAAAGAAAAAAACAAAAACAAGTGGGGACACCATCAAATCATAGCTAGTGAGTTTACACAAATAGCAAACGAAAGAAAAGGGAGGCTCATAATAAATATGCCTCCTAGACATACGAAATCAGAATTTGCATCTGTATATTTTCCAGCATGGATTATTGGCAAGTACCCAAAATTAAAAATTATGCAAGTATCACATAACACAGAACTTGCAGTTCGTTTTGGAAGTAAGGTTCGTAACATAATTGATTCTCAAGAGTACAAACAAATTTTTGGAGATGTAAAACTGCGTGAGGACTCCAAAGCAAAAGGAAGATGGGAAACTAATCATGGTGGAGAATATTATGCAGCTGGTGTAGGAGCATCGATTACTGGTCGTGGTGCAGATTTATTAATTATTGATGACCCACATACAGAACAAGATTCTATGTCGGACTTGGCAATGGAACGAGCATATGAATGGTACACCTCAGGACCTAGACAGAGATTACAACCAGGTGGTTCAATCTTATTAGTTATGACACGATGGGCAGAAGATGATTTAACTGGTAGATTATTGAAGGCTCAAACAGAACCGAAAGCAGATAAGTGGAAAACAATTTCTTTCCCAGCAATACTTCCAGATGGTAAACCAGTTTGGTCTGAATATTGGGAGTTATCAGAATTAGAAAAAATTAAAGCATCGTTACCTATTCGTAATTGGTCAGCTCAGTATATGCAAGAACCTACATCGGAAGAAGGTGCGATTTTAAAAAGAGAGTGGTGGAAACCTTGGAAGGAAGAACATATACCTAATTTAATTCATGTTATACAAAGTTATGATACAGCTTTTAGTAAAAAAGAAACTGCTGACTATTCAGCAATTACAACTTGGGGAGTTTTTTATCCTGACGAAGTTACACCTAATTTAATTTTATTAGATGCTATGCGTGGTAAATATGACTTTCCTGAATTGAAAGCTGTCGCTATGCAACACTATAAATATTGGCAACCTGAAACAATTATTGTGGAACAGAAAGCAAGTGGTGAACCACTAACACAAGAATTTCGTAGAATGGGTATACCAGTTATTCCTTTCATACCTAGTAAAGGAAATGATAAACATACCAGAGTAAACTCCGTTGCACCTTTATTTGAAAGTGGTGCTATTTGGTTTCCGTACGGAGAAAGTTTTGCAGATGAAGTAATTGAGGAGTGTGCAGCCTTTCCACATGGTTCTCACGATGACTATGTAGATAGCACGACCCAAGCCTTACTACGATATAGACAAGGGAACTTTGTTGAACTATACTCTGATTATGTGGACAATGAAGATTTGCCACCAAAACACTATAACTATTATTGAGGAAAGTTATGACCAATATTAAAATTAAAAAAATTGACCCACTTAGTGAACGATTAGACAAAGCAGGAATTAAAGGTGGAGCAGGTCGTTTTAAAGGATTAACAAAAAAAGATAAAAAAGTTGTAGATGCTTTTTACTCTGGTAAAAAAGCAGATAGTAATTTATTAACTTCGACTGGCAAAACTTTGCAAAAAGAAGGCATGGGTTCACAAAAGATTGCTACGAGAACCAAAGACGAAGGTTTTAAAATTACTGCTAAAATGGATAGCAAGTCAACTCAAAGCATAGTTAATTATATTAATAAAAGTTTTCCCAAAGATACAATTAAAAAAACTGTAAAGAAAAAAAACAAAGGTGGATTACTTGTCACACCTAAACTAGCTCAAAGAGGATTTTAGTTATGTTCAAGAAGATAAAAAAATTATATAAAAAAATAAAAAAAAGATTATTTGGCAAACTTTGTAAATGTGGGGACAAATGAGTGTAAAAGAAAGATTAATAGAAGACGAGAGAAGGGTTAAGAGAGGTCCTATCAAAAAAAAGAAAAGTAAAATTACTTCTAGTTACACAACTAAAGATGATGATGTAATTAAACCAAAAAAAGATAAAAAAACTTTTGGAGAGAGATTAGATAAATTTTCACAAATTACTGGGATTAATCCATTTAGTTATTTTACAGACACTCCAACCACTCCAGATTTAGATGCACCTGATTTAGCTAGTGAAGTTCGTAGTCGAGTAGAACAACAAAAAGCAAGAATAGCTTCCTCACCAAAAATGTACCCTTTTTATTTTGAAAGAGCTAAACAAGGAAAATTTGTAAAAGCTAAATGTAAATTAGGAAAAAATAAAAAAACTAAATTATTATGATAGAAGAAGAAAATAAAACTGAGGTTGAAGAAACCGAAACTTCTGAACCTACAGAGGAAGAAGAAGTTAAAGTTGAAGTAACTGATAAAGCAGAGATGCAAGAACAAGTGGAAGAGTTAGCTGAACAAGTAAAAGAGTTTCACTCTAACCTTGCTGAGGATATGGATGAACGCATACTTGCTAAAATTTCTTCTGACTTACTTGCTGATTATAAACGAGATAAAGAGTCTAGAAGTGATTGGGAAAAGTCGTATACTTCTGGATTAGATTTACTTGGTTTTAAATATGATAATGAAAGCAGACCGTTTCAAGGTGCGAGTTCCGTTACGCATCCACTACTAGCCGAGTCTGTTACACAATTTCAAGCACAAGCCTATAAAGAATTAATACCGTCTGACGGACCAGTCCGTACACAAGTAGTGGGAGAGGTGACAAGGGAGAAGGAACAACAAGCTCAAAGAGTTAAAGAGTTTATGAATTATATGTTAATGGAAGTTATGGAAGAATACACTCCAGACTTTGACCAACTATTATTTTATTTACCGTTAGCTGGTTCAGCATTTAAAAAAATATATTACGATGAAGTAATGCAAAGAGCAGTATCAAAGTTTATTCCTGCTGAAGATTTAATCGTTCCGTATTATGCAACAGACTTAAAAGACTGTGAACGAATCACGCACCTAATTAAAATGAACGAAAACGATGTATTAAAAAAACAGCGAACTGGATTTTATAGAGATGTAGAAATTATTCCTTCACGAATAGATGAAGATAAGGTTCAGGAAAAATATGATTCTATGGATGGAGTATCTCCAACTGGAGAAAAAGAATATCAGTTTAATATATTAGAAATGCATATTGATTTAGATTTAGATGAGTATGCGATTGAGGATGCAGAGAAAAATGTAAAAGTTCCGTATATCGTGACCATTGATGAAGGTTCACAAGAAGTATTATCCATCTACCGTAACTATGAAATGAACGACCCATTGTTTCAAAGAAAAGAATACTTTGTACATTACAAGTTTTTACCTGGTCTTGGGTTCTATGGCTTTGGTTTAATACATATGATTGGTGGATTATCAAAAACTGCGACTGCTGCATTGAGACAATTGCTAGATGCTGGGACATTAAGTAACTTACCTGCTGGATTCAAGTCTCGTGGACTACGAATCAGGGATGACGAACAACCATTTCAGCCTGGTGAGTTCCGAGATGTTGACGCACCTGGTGGTAATATCAAAGACCAATTCCAAATTTTGCCATTTAAAGAGCCAAGTTCGGTACTTTTTTCATTATTAGGCTTTGTTGTACAAGCTGGACAGAGATTTGCAGCTATTACAGACAATGCAATAGGCAATGATGCACAAAATAGAGCTGTCGGAACAACAATTGCACTCTTGGAACGAGGCTCACGAGTGATGAGTGCCATACATAAACGATGTTACTATGCAATGAGACAAGAATTTAGGCTTTTGTCGAATGTTTTTGGCACATATTTACCTCCAATCTATCCATATGCTGTATATGGTGGCAATCGATTGATAAAATTAGCTGATTTTTCACCAGAAGTAGATGTAATTCCGATTGCAGACCCAAATATCTTCTCAATGGCTCAAAGAGTCACTCTTGCACAGACACAATTGCAGATTGCACAGTCGAATCCACAACTTCACAATGTTCGTGAGGCATATAAAAGGGTATATGAAGCACTTGGCACGAAACAAATTGATACATTGTTGAAACCAGAGAGAGTACCCACTCCTCTCGACCCATCGATAGAAAATGCTGAGGCTTTACGAATGGAAATACCAAAAGCATACCCAGAACAAAACCACGATGCACACATTATTGCACATACTGCGTTTATTAAGAGTAGAATGGTGCAAATTAATCCTATGGTGTATGCGTTATTACAAGCACACATTA